ATCTCAATACCTACTGCGATGCTGCTATTGCCGCGGTTCTCGCCGGCGACAATGATACTGCGCTGCTCAACTTGAGGGCAGCCCGCATGGCCCTTGTAGCCATTCCAGACGTGACGACCGATGCTGACGGCTTTCGGTATGACCGCCAATGGATTGAGTCTCAGATAGCCGATCTGGAAAGCAAAAGCGCCGCCGCTTCCGGCATTCAACGAACCTTAATCAACTATGTGAGTCCGACCACATGAGCCTGCGCGGTAGACTGGTATCGATCCTTACCACCCAACCCGGCCAGTGGTGGGCCAACAGGAAACCCGCCAGCGATCCCAAGGCCAAGGTCGGCGGCGATCTTGCGGTACGCCGCTGGGACGGGGCCTTTACGGACCGGCTGAATACCGCTACATGGGACAAGGTCACCGGCAATAGCATCAACGCGGATGCCGAGATGTACCTGTCGACGCTCCGCAACCGTTGCATTCACGCTGCATCCGTCAACCCTGACATTCGTGACGTGATACACACGCACGCTACCGATTGCGTAGGCGGGCGGGGTCCGGTTCTCCAGGTCGATACAAATAACACCGAGTACGCCAAAGCATACGAGGCCGCCTGGAACCAGTGGTGGGCAATGCCGGATCGATGTGGCCAGCTTGCCGGCCCGGACATGGTCAAGCTCTGGTTCAAGCAACTTTGGCCGATCGGCGCGTTCTTGATTCACCTGTGGGAAGGCTACGAGCCGAGGGCCGATGATGACGAAAGCCCGATCAAGCTACGCCTGCAAAACATCTCACCACTACGACTGAGTACGCCCCTGGGATTGTCCGCGCTTCCCGCGGTGGAAGGCACCTCGGAAACGATTCTCGGTATCACCTATGACGAGAACGGACGCCCAAGCGTGTACCACATTCAAGTTGGCGCGGATCCAAATAGTGTCCAGATGGGATGGAAAAAGCTTCCTGCCAAGGACGTCATCCACGGCTTCGAGCGCGACGAGGCGGGGCAAGGGGTCGGAATCCCGCTACTGGCCGCCGTGTTGCAAGACGCGGCCGACATGAGGGAATACGACAAGCAGGTATTGGACGCCGCCAGATCGGCTGCCGATACGGGCGTTGTCTTCCACACCAATCATCCCGACGCGCCCTACATCGAGGTAGACGCCGCTGTCGACATCGAGCGCCGGCAGATGGTGAACGCGCCGCCGGGGTGGGACCCATTCCAGCTGAAGCCCGAGCAGCCCTCTACCGGTTACGTGGAATACCGCCGGGAACGCAAGCGGGCGATCGGCGGGCCAGTTGGCATGCCGCTGATGATTATTGAGCATAACAGCAGCGACCACAATTACGCGGCGGCGCGGTTCGACGATCAAGGCTATCGCGCTGGGAATACTGCTAAGCAGTGCTGGATAGAGCGGGTTGCGCTCGAGCGGATTCGCAAGCGATTCGAGAAGCAGGCGACGCTGGCACGGCTGATCCCGTCGAAGGCCCCGGACGATGTGACCTTCCGATGGAACTGGCCCGTCAAGCGACACGTTGACGCACTGAAGGAAACGCTGGCGGAAATCAAGGCTGCCGGGGGCGGATGGATGACGTTTAGTGGTCTGTGCCGAGCGCACAACCTTGATCCGGAAGCGGTCGTCAAGGAGCACGTCCGGGACAGGAAAATGTTCGAGGATGCGGGCCTGCCATCGCCGACGATCTATGAATTCCTTGAGCAGAAGGTTTCTGGGAAGGGCCGCCCGCAAGGTGCGGTCACAGAGGACGAAAATGCCAAACCAACAGACAAGGACTGATCCGCTAACAGTCAGAGAAACGGCCATCAAGGATCTGACGGTTCGCGAGCTTCCCGTCGAAACTACAACGCTTGACGAGAAGACGCGGAGCATCGACGCGGTCCTGACGACCGAATCGATTGTCCCGGTCTATGACTTTGCAAGCGGCCGGGTGATCGACGAAATCCTTCTAGCGCGTGGCATGGTGGCCGAAAGCCAGGTCCCGCTGCTCGAGGCGCACATGCGGTTCTCTCTGGACAACGTCTTCGGCAGTGTGAGGGACATCCGGACCGAATCCGACAAGGCCATCGGACGTCTATTCTTTGCTGAAGGCCAAGAGGATGTCGAGCGGGCATGGAACAAGACCAAGCAAGGCCACCTGAAGGATGTTTCGGCGGGCTATCGCGTCTTGCAATATACCGACATTTCCCCCGGAACGTCTCGAGTGGTTGACGGGGTCAACTACACGGCAAGCGGGGAACGAACACTGCGAATATCGACCCGATGGCAGCTTCGAGAAGTGTCATTGGTGCCGATTGGGGCGGATCAAAAGAGCAAGGTCCGCGAGGAAATACAGGACGGGCCTATCAAGCCCAGTATGGAGGCAATAGCCATGAATGAGATGCAGAGGAAGTACCTGGAAAGCCTGGGCTTGCGCAGTGATGCGACGCTTGAGGTCGCTCGGGCGTTCGCCAACGAGCTCGGGGGTGAGCAAAAGGCACGCGCCGAGGCGTTGGAGACCAAGCCCAAGGCGGCCGCGACGCCGCCCGCCGAGCCCACGCCTGAGGGCAAGCGGACCGAGCCGCCAACGGAAGAGGCCACGTCAAGCTCGGCTGACGACGTGGCCGCCGAGCGGAATCGGTGCGCGGATGTCGAGGAATTGCTGGCCGGGCATTCTGATGTGCCGCCCGAACTGAAGGGTCAGGCTATCCGCGAGGGCTGGTCGGTTGACCGAACGGGCCGCGAAGCGCTCGCCAAGATCGGTGACAACGTGGCCAAGCCTGTCACGCCCGACACCGGCACGGTCGCCATCGGGACGGACGGTGGCGAGCGAATGCGGGCGGCGCTGACCGATGCCGTTTGCCTGTCTGTCGGAATCGTACCGGACAAGGAAGTCGCTCGAAACGCGGCCATGGTGTTCGAGGGAATCGGGATGCAAGACCTGGCCCGCGCCTTGATCCGCCAGGAAAACGGAGACATGACTATCGGGACGGACGCCCTGTTCCGGCGGGCTATCACGTCGCAGAGTTTCAGCGAGATTCTGGGCGTATCGGCCCACAAAACCTTGGCTCGGGAATACGAGGAGTATCCGAGCACGGCCATGTTATGGGCGGGGAAACGGAGCCCGTCGAACTTCCAGGAGTACAAGGACATTCGGCTCGGCGCATTCGCGACGATCGATGAGGTTGGCAGAAGCGGCGAGATCAAGCACGAGGGCCTGCCTGAGGCAATGGAGCCGTACCAGGTCACGACCTATGGGCGGCAATGGAGCATCAGCCGCCAGGAATTCATCAACGACAATCTTGGCGCATTCCTTCGCGTGCCCGGACAGTTGGGCATGCTGGCCAAAAGGAACATTGACGATGTGGCCTACACTCTGCTGATTTCTGCCGCCGGATTGGGACCGACGATGAATGAGGACAGCATTGCCTTGTTCAATGCGTCGCATGTGACGGGATCAACGACCTCGTCGAACTATTCGACGGGTGCCACGGCCAGCGCAATGACCAAGACGGGCCTGAAAGCGGCAAAGCTGCTCATGCGGACAATGAAGGGCATGGCCGCTGAGACGATGAACCTCACGCCGGACATTCTCTTGGTGCCGGCGGCGTTGGAAGAGGCGGCGCTTGAGTTGACTACGTCGCCCAATCTGCTCTTCGCCGCAACGAACGATGGCTCTACGGCCGTGACGTATGACAAGGCTGCGAGCAACATCTACGCTGGAACCATGAGGGCTGTCGTGGAGCCGAGGTTGGACGCGGCCACGAACGGGGCCACGGCCTGGTATCTGATCTCAAAGGCTATGGATAGCCTGGTGATTGCGTTCTTGAACGGCAAGGAAGCCCCTGTGGTTGAACGGGCCGACCCGCCGAACGTGCTGGGTATCGGCTGGCGGATGTACCACGACATGGGCGCAGCGTTCGTCGATTTCCGTGGGATCAACCGCTCCAAGGGTGCGTAGTGAATTGAGCACGCCGGACATGGCGTGAAAGTCTGACACTGTAATCGGAGGCCAGCGCAATGGCTCAACCTGAAGCGGATTATATTATGAATACGGGGCAGGTCGACCGCACAGCGGCGGCTGCCGAAACGTCGGGCACTGTCCGGCAATTGGAAGACGGCCGTGCGGCCGTGCTCAAG